TGTAGTATAAACTTTCTTCCAATCTTCAGCAGCAAATATATTGGTTTGACGAGTATTAGTAGCCATTTAAGAACCTCTTATTATTTATTTTAAAAATAATATGCTACTATTATAATACGTATAGTTGGCTGCTGTTCTTGTCGAATAATAAACTTAAGTCTACAATTTTATTTCCACCACTGAATTGTAAACTAAAACTTAGCACCAAACCATGACCCTCTGGACTTTCTTGTACAAGTGTTTCACTAACAACAGTAAAACGTGGATCATAAGAAATAATTCTATCTAAATCTGCTTTAATTTCATTCTTTAATGCTGGTGTAAGCGGATCAAATAATCTTGCCCATATTATACAACCAAAATTAGGATTGTGTAACTTCTCACCTTTGCGTATGTTAAGATGGTTAAGCAAATCTTGTATGATAAGATCATTATCAGTGATTGCAAATGGTCCAAAATCTCTGTTTACGCTGCTGTAGCCTTTGTATAATGCCATAATACTATTTAACAGGACTTGCCGCCCGCTCCTGTGCTGCTACTGCCTTGTGGTGTCTTTTGTCCACCATTTGCACCACCAGTACCAGGTGCAGATGTGCCACCTGTGATTGGTTGTTGACGGAAATCATTTTCAGTTGCTATAGATTTAGGACTGCTTGGTGCCGAACTATCAACGCCAACAACTTCACCTGTTCTTGGATCATATGTAAGCACAGGTCTATTTGCTTCTACTGCTTGCGCTTTTACATACTCTTCTGCATTTTTTTCGCCAGCATAATCGCTGTTGATTGGTAGATTTTGTCTGCCACTGCTTGCTGCTCGTCCGTAATTAGGTATAGTTGAATCTTGTCTGCCACTGCTTTGGTATGTAAAGTCACCAACAGTTGCTCCACGACCCATCATGCCTGCTTGTTGTTCTGCAGTTGGTGTGGTATTATCAAGCACAATAGGTTGATTTTGTCTGCCAACACTGCCAGCATAATCACGATCAAATGTGGTATCAGTTGCAGTTGGTGTTGTATTATAAAGATATGAATTATCTGTGCTAGTTGGTGCTTTATTATACAGATATGATGTATCTGTAGTATCTGGTTTAAAATCAGTATCTGGCGTTGCTTGTGCGTTTACAGCCGTGCCTGTTGTAGGATCATAATAAGGATACGAAGTTGACTGTGAAGGATCATTGTTTACAACTTTACCTGTAGTTGGATCATAATAAGGATATGATGCCGTGCTACCTTGTGTAGCCTTCATATCACGTGCAGCATCTGCTTCAATTGGTGTTGCATCTTCTGGCGGTCTTACGGGTGGCAGTGGAACTTGTGGAGGCGGTGGCGTATCAACTTGCGAGTATTGTTGTGTTTGTGTAACATTAGCACCGCTTGGAGCAGTTGGACTTTGCACTTGATACATATTATTAAATGTTTCATTCTTTGTGCTTAATGCTGTTACAGGATAAAAAGCAGTATGTGGTTGTTGACCAACATATTGTTCAGTTACATAAGCACCAGTAATGTTACCTGCACTATCACGTGTATAATTGTTGAATATTACTGTGTGATTTTCACCACTTGTACCTTTATAAGTGCCATCAGGAGAGAATGTAGCATATACATCACCAGGTTGTGCAGTGCCATTTAATATAGAACCACCCTTTGACCAAGTAGAAGTTAATCCAAGGTTTGGTGCATATGTTTGTGCTAGAGTAGCACAACCACCACTGCCTTGTGTTCCATTATTAATAATTCCATCAAAACGCACACTTGCGCCTACAGCTTCGTTGGTTGCGCCGCCAAATTGTTGAACGCCAGTAACAGTATTACCGTCATTATTAACAAAAGTAACACTGCCGCCGCCAAGCGTAAAGGTGCTGCCATCCGCATATCTAATCGTTGTTCCAACAGGTAGATTAGGATTATTATTAAGATAAGCCATTGCTTCTTCACGATTAGCAAATTGTAATACTTGAGATTGATTACTGCGTTGATCTCCTTGAATAAAGCTGCCAATTAATCCACCAACAATACCACCTTGTAATGCGTTGCCAATAGTTTGTAGCGGACTGCTACCACGCTGAACAACATTATTATTCTGTGCAGGATTTACGAAGCCACTCAGTGGATTATAACCATTATTATTTTGCCATGGTTTAGTAATTGGCTGAATACCTTGTAAGAAATCTGTTACAGATACGTTAAGGCTCATAGCACAACCAGTAACAACCTGGTCATAGGTATAAATCAATCTGCCTTGAATATATTGTATAGCATAAGCCACCCAACCCAAACGAGTATTGGGATCATGTAGTGCAACATAATCATCAGCAACTATGCCTAGATTCTGGTGCATGTAACGTGTCATATCAATAACTTTAGGATCGGTATTGCTCTTGGCATTTAAAAATCCTTGTATAATATCAATGCTGCGTGTAGTTGAACTTGTATTAAGCGCATCAAACACAAGTGCAAGTGCAGCTATGCCTGCTTCGGGTTTAGCATATACCGCAAGATTATTATTATATCCAACAGCAAATTTATCATTGCTATTATATGGTAAGTTGCCTGGATTATTTTGTGCTTCGCCTACACTTAACTTGTTATCATTGCTGCCACTTACATTATAACTACTGCCACCGCCGAATACAATGCCTGCAACAGCACCAGCGACCGCACCAGCCACTGTCCAGTTAATTCCACCATTGTTAGCTTGCGACGACTGATAGCCGCCAGCAGTGCTTCCCTGACCTTGTAAACTACCTTGCGGTCCACTATTATAAACAATCGGTTGATTGTTATTAGTTTGGTTGCCAATATTGTTTGGAACATCGCTGCTGCCAAAATTCTTTGTAGCACCATAAGGATTATTTGGATTACTTGCCGCATTATTTTTTGTGTTAGCAGTTGGACTGCTTGTAAGACTGCCAGCATTTTTATTACGTGGTTCATTAGCTGGCATATTTTCAGGTTTTTTGGCTTCACTTGCTTCTTGTGCTTTTGTTGCGCCAGCAGTGTTGATAGTATGACAACTGCTATCTGCATCAATATGACCATCGCTTTTAATCTGTATACACGCATCGCCAGTAAGATAAGTGTTCTTACCTTTAAGATGTAATCCTTGTTTTGCACTAATTTTGTTTGTGCCGCTTGCCAATACATTGATATCAGCCGCAGTTATGTTTAAATTTGTTTCACTGACAATATCAACTGTTTTGCCTTTCATTTTTAAACTGCCTTGTGTTTCAAGCGAGAAACCATCTTTAGCAGTAATATTCATTTGGCTTTGTGAGAATATGTTGATAGCACCTTTGGCATCCATTTCTATCCAAGCAGTGCCTTGCGAATTTATAATATAAATGAACTCTTTGGTATCATTCATCAATATCATATGGCCAGCAGCACTGCGTAGTCTAAACATCTGGTTTTTGCCATCGCTGTCGCCGTCATCCATAATAAATGTATGACCACCTTTACGACCCATAACGCCACTTAGTTGACCAGGCGCTTTTTGTGTTGTGCCACCACTTGTATATCCTAAATTATCAGGATATAGTTTAGGATCATCACTTTGAATAGGACGACCAGGCGTAGATATACCAAATACTGCACTTGGTGTTTCACGTTGTGCGCTACTGCGACCTGGTCCACGATCTGGGTCTTGAGTAAGACCTTGTTTGTCCCATATCGCACGTTGATTTTCATGAATATATTTGTCTAGACCACGAACAGCAGCAAGACCTTGTGGATCATCTTTGCTATCATAGTGATCTACAACAGGTGCTACACCGCTACCATCAACTGGTGCAGCAATACCAGGCAACATATGCATTGCTGGCCAATCAGGAATACAAGCAAACCAATAACCCTTTGCAGGATCACCATTAGCAAATATACAAAGAACTTTGTTATCAATATCAGGTGGCACAAACCACATACCATAACTGTGTGGACTGCCAGCATAACTGCTGCCATCTTGAATATTAGTACGACCATAGAATGGTGTTGCATACATCATATTCTTCCAACTGGTTTTATCAGTTGGGTCGCCGCCTAATTCAGGAATATAAACTTGTAGAACACCACTGTATAGTGGATCAATAACGTTTTTAACAATACCAATATATGGACCAGGATTAATACGATTGCCAGCACTTTTTTCGGCAACTGTATTATGTGATGTTTTACTTGTTTCCTGTTCTGTAAACCAGGTATCTACCATTGTTGTTATGTTCCTGTATCTTCATTCCACGTGTTTTTTGGTTGAATAAGACCTACACGTGGATCAGTTATGTTATAGGTTGGTTGATTATTAGTTGAACCAGTATTAGTTCCAGCAGCAATATTTAAGCGTGGGTCATTTGGTATTACTAAAGAAGTTGTAGCTTTTTCTGCTTTTGGATTAGTTGTTAGTTGTGTAAGATAGTTTCCGCTACCACCAGCAGTTTGTGCAGCAGTATCAGTTCTTATAGCAGTTGTTTGCACAGTATCTTGATTACGCACACGGAAATTGCTTAACTTCTGTGTAAACTTACCATTTGTAAAATTACTCTTAACACTTATTACTTGGTAGATACCACTGAACTCGCTATAATTGTTTTTATCATCAAATACGCCAGTGACATCATTATAATCTGTATTTGGTGTAGCAAAATAAAAATTAAAGTAAACTGTATTACTAAAATTGATACTGCCATTTTGTAGATAAGAACCGCTACCTACAAGACTTGGGTGCATAAGTGGATAATCTTGACTTATCCAATCTGGATCGCCAACGATAGTAATATCTAATGAAATCATATCACCACGATTATCAAATAGTTTTTCCATAAGTTCTTGAACACCAATGGTTGCTAGATCAACTGTGGTTGGACCAGTGTTCTGACGATTAGCCAAACCATTTGTATATGCATAACGTGGCATAAAAAATTTCTTAATAGTAGATGGTGCTTGACTGCCAGTTTGACTTTGTGCTTGACCTGGTGTTTGACCATCACGATCAAGATAATTATATGGCACACCATTCTTTAATTCAAAGAACGCCATTTGAAAATCAATGTTAGCATCTAGCACATCTTGATTGTTACCACTATAGATATATTTGTAAGTTTTAACAATACGGTTTTGTTCTACACGTGCTTGACCAAAGTTTGGTGCATCTTGACCATAGGTTAGGTAAGGTTTTACAACATACGTAACATCACGTGCATAAAAGTTAGTTGATTCATCTATATCATTAAACTGCACAACAGGCGTAATCTTCCAAGTCCAGATCGGTGCACCACTAACATCACCACTTGTATTATGCTGTGATGTCATATATGTGCTTACACTTAACACACTATTAATAAAATCTGTAATGCGTGTGCCTGGATTTGCACGAAACACACCGCTTTTTAAATCAGCAACAAGTGAACCTACTTTACCTTGTTTAATCTCATTAGCATCTTTGCCGCTTGTGCCAGGCACACCTTGTATTTTAAAATAACCTGCTGGATCAACAACACTTGCACTCTTAATTAAGTTATCAAAATCAAACTTGTAGGTGTTTGGTTTCTTTTGTGTTTTCTGTGCTACCTTTTGCTCTTCATTGGCATTAAGTGCTTGTGATAGTCCTTTCTTTACCGTAGTATTACCACCATTTACTGTATTTTGTTGTGTAGTGAATACTTGCTTTTCTTGATTTGTTCTGCCACTGCCACTCACAACATCAGTTGTGCTACTCAGGTCACCATTAAAGATATCATTTATTGTTATACCACTTACTTCAACGTGAAATGGTATTTGATTATCAAGTGCAGTAAGCGCAAGTGCATTTACTGGTATACCATCAATACTATATTTTCCGCCGCTGCCACTTACATTAAACTTCATATTCAACATTGTAAATGGTATGAATTTAGTAGTGTTTGGAATTGTATCACCACCACTACTTGGAATAATAGGTTGACCATTGTCAGTATATCCCATAAATTCTATCTTCAACACAAAGAACATTGTGCTCCAATTACCATTTGGATTCACACTGGCACTTAACTTCATAAGTCTGCCAAGGAAATTTACTGTATATGGTTCTATGATATCAAACTTTAACTTGATAACATCGGTTGCACGTGTTCTGCTGTTGTTCGAATTAACGATAGTATCTAATTCAAGATTGTCAATTGTTAAATCAACAGGGAAATTTGCATCACGTTTGTTACCACCTTGACCACTATCACTGCAAATCCAAACACTATTATTAAGAATACTTTGATTTGTAGGCGTAGTATCGCTTGCAAAGATTGCGTTTACTGTTTCACGTGGTATAGCATATAAACTTAATCTGTATGTGTAATTTACATAATTGTGTAGTTTGTTAGGACGTGATGAAGTGCTGCTTGTTGGTGATGCAGAGTTTTTATTAGGGTTAGCACTAGAAGTATCATCATTGGTGGCAGTGCCTTGTTTTGTAATGCTTACGCTATTGCTACCGTTTGTAGTTGCATCGGTGCCACTTGGATTTGTACTTGGCAACCCACGACCCATCATAGCACTTTTTTGTTGGTCAGTATATACTGGATTATCTGTAGCCGCAGTAGTAGCACCATTCTGTGGATTATCTTCCGCTGCACTATTGTTCGTTCCTGATAATCCTCTGGTTACTGGTGTTGCGTCAGCTAATCTGTCACGATTAAAATTTTGTGCATTTGAAATTTGTGTTTGTGTAGTTACATCGCTACCGCCGCCACTACTTTGAGCGCTGTTTGTATCGTTATTAGATTCAATTTTTTGTTGCTTTAGTTGTAATTGTTCTTGTTGTGCAGCATCGTTATCAGCTTTAGCAGCCGCTACTGCAGCAGCAGTATCAATATTTTGTGTTGTTACGCCAGTTATCTCTTGTCCTGTTTGTTGATTTTTTGCACTGCTGGCTGCTTGTGCTTCAGGACTAGACGTTACTGTAGTATCTGCGGGCGGCGTATCTTGTGATTGAGCTTGCAGAGCTTCTAGACGAGCTTTAGCTGCAGTAAGTGCATCCTGTGCACGTTTAGCGTCTGACGCACTATTTTCTGTGGCTAATTTGCTTGCTAAAATTTGTGCAGATTCATAAGCCTGTTGTGCTGCGGCTACTTGTTCTGCGTTATCAGCAGTAACTACTGTGCCACTATTATTAAGCAAAGGTGTGCCATTCCAATTACCACCACGTATAGGTGATATTATTCCGCTATTAGCATCGCCTACTACATAGAACTCTGGCAAAGTATCAACAGGATTTCCATTAACATCTAATAATGTTTGATTGTATGTTTGTGATACACCAAAACTACCTAAATCAAGTGCAGGATAAGCACCACTGTTTAATATAGCAGTTTTTGCTGCAAGCACATCACTAGTAGTAATAGGACCAGTGCCATTTGCTACAAGTTGATTGATTTGATTTTTAAATTGTAAGTTAGCTGCATCTAACTGTTGTTGTGGTGTTAAACCAGTTGGACTTAATGTATTGTTTGGCATTTAGATACCCAACGCATTTTGTAATGTAGCTTTCTTTGGCAAGTATATAACAGTATTAGCTGCAAAGTTCCAAAGTGGATCAATAAGTGTATTAGGATTACGCACTGCAAATACCCACCAAAGTGTAGGGTCTCCGTATAAGTCATATGCCAGTAAATCTGGACGATACTCATACTGTGGTGGAATAGTAAACAATATATCATCTACTAATTTTGGCACAGGACGATAGTTAAGCAAATCAAGAAATTCATTATTATCAAAACTTGGTGTGCTGAAATAACTGCTACTTGGAGGATACTGTGGGTTAGTTGCCATTAAATCCATCCTCCACTACGTGATCCTTGACCACTTGTTTTAAGACTACCTTTACTATAATTTTCTAAACCAAACTCATTGCTTACTTTGTTGCGGCTGTAAGTTGGTGTTAGATTTAAACTTACATTAAGAGTTGTAGGAACTTTTTGACGTGAGCCAGCAATACTACAACTAATATAATCTACATCGTTTGGTAATGTATAATCAAAACTTGTAACCACAACAGGTATATGGTCAAATGTATAAGGACCATAACCATCTAGGAATAACACAGGCGGCGGAGTGCCAGCCAATTGATCCTGACCATAAAACATCTTTGTAGCAGTGCGGAAGAAATGCATCATAGCAATAATATACTCTGCTTCTGCACGATAATTTGCCGTAAACAATCCTTGAATATTAATACTTTCAACTGCGCTATGCTGATACGCTGGTGTAGGATAGTTGGTATGCACCAGTTGCAACATCTCATAACTTGCTTTATGATTGACTTGAATAGTTGGTGTATAAGGAAATAGCACACCGCCTGTGTTCTTAAGTGGTTTAAATATATCACTTTGACCAATAAATCTACCTGTTTGGTCATATATCACTACACGATCTTCTTTGCCATCATCTGGGTTTACACGTGGATTCTGTGCTGGTAGTAGCTGTCTAGGAGTTGCGCCTTGTTGCACACCAGTGCCATTTAGTCGCCCATTGGTTGGATCAGTTGATGGGCCACCCGTTAAACCATAAACTAGTCCAGTAAGTGCGCCGTTGATAGCAACATCCTTTAAACTAGTCTTAAGCGTTTGTGCGCCAAACCCACCTACATTGTTTATACCATAGTTGTAAAAGTTTTGAGACGGTAGTCGATAACCTTGTGTGCCTACAGTAAGCGCACCAACAGCGGCACCATAACCAAGATAACCAGCGATATCAGGTTGTTTACCATAGCCAGTAGGTTGTAATTCACCAGGATTATAGAAAGTAGCTGGATTTTGGTTAAAGCCAGGCGTTCGACTATAATAGTTTTGTGGTGCGAAATTAAATAATGATGCCATATGAAAAAATTCTCAACAAAAATATTTATTTTATTAAAATAACCATATATAATAGTAACCATGACAATATCAAAAACACCAACAAAAAGAACTCCATATCTAACCAATAAAGAACTATTAAAAGAGATTGCACGCAGTAAAAATACTTACTGCGAGTTTTTAACACCCGAAGATTGTGTTTATGATCTTATTTTGCCAAGCATTACTAAGATAAATCAAAAAACAGTTGCTGAAGCTAAACGTGCTCGTGCTGATAGAATGGCAAAGCAAGCATGGGAAGCATCTAATGTTGATGGTAAGAAGACTAAATTAGACCAACACACTGTTGATTGGGCAGCAATTCCTAAAACAGAAGTAGTTTTTAGAATTGTAACATGGGATCATATTCCACTTGCGCCAGGTCGTAAGAAAAGTTTAAAAACTACTGCTGACCATCATGTTAAAGTAAATTTTCCACCATTTCAACATTATAGATATAATGAAGCAGGTGAACTTATTTGCTGTGGCAAATCACACTGGGAAGGCGGACTTGAAAATGGTTGCTTTAATCGTGACCATGGCAAGATTACTAATAACCTTGCACGTATGTTTATCAAGCTGTGTGAACGTTATGGTAGTAAAGGCAACTGGCGTGGTTATACATACAATGATGAGATGCGTTCTCAGGCATTGCTACAACTATCACAGGTAGGGTTACAATTTGATGAAAGTAAAAGTAATAACCCTTTTGCTTATTATACTGCTACTATCACCAATAGTTTTACTAGAGTTCTTAACGTTGAGAAGCGGAACCAACACCTTCGTGACGACATCCTTGAAGCGAATGGATTGAATCCTAGTTATACCCGTCAAACCGATAATGCGATAAGAGGTGGTGGTGATTTTGGTTTTAATGAATGAATGTAAGTGAGATTGAATCACTTGAATTAGAATTAACAAGTCGATGTAATGCGGCTTGTCCACAATGCCCAAGAACAAATGAAAAACTTTTTACATCAGATTTAAATCACAATCGTGAAATCACAGTAGAAAATTTAAAAACGTGGTTACCTAAAGAATTGTTGAATAATTTGAACCGTATTGTGTTTAAAGGAACTTTTAGTGAACCACTAATATCAAAATATTTTGTTGAAATAATTGAATATTTAAAAGAAAATACACGTGCTAGAATAAAAATTCACACGAATGGCAGTTTACGTAATAAAACTTTTTGGAAATGGTTAGCATTAAATTTACCAAAAAATTCATCAGTAGTATTTGCGCTTGATGGCTTGGCTGATACACATTCAATTTATAGAATTAATACAAATTTTGATAAGATATTAGAAAATGCAAAAGTTTTTATTGAAAACAAAGGTAATGCACATTGGCAATTTATTATTTTTAAACACAATGAACACCAAATAGACGAAGCACGAAAATTATCAAAGCAATTAGGTTTTAGTAATTTTTTTACAATGTATAGCGATAGAACTATTGAGAATGAATTTACAAAAAATCACAATAGTTTTGTCAGCATAACACACGAAGTTGAAAAAAAATTAATAAAAGAAAATATTATAAAAAAACAAGTAGTGTGCAAAAGTTTGCAAGATAAAGAAATTTTTATAAACTGGGATGGTGAATTATTTCCTTGTTGTATGACAGGCATTTATTCAACAAAATCAAAAAATTACTTTGATTTTATTGTTTGGAAAAAAAATGTTTTAAAAAACAATTTTACAAACAATAATTTAAATTATCATACATTAGAAGAAATTTTAAAGTTTTATGATAATTTTTATAAAGATATAGAGATTTCACCAAAAATTATTACTTGTAGCAAAAATTGCGGAATCAATTAAAAATATATTGAATTTTTTCCAACTTTATATTATATTAAATATATGTCAAACCTGTTCAAAAAAGCTGCGGTTTTTACCGACCTTCACCTTGGCTATAAACAAAATAGTCAATTATTCCTTAACGATTGTGATCGTTACATGGATTGGTTCTTGAATTTAGTCAAGACCGAAGAATGTGACACAGTGCTGTTTCTTGGAGATTTCCATGACACACGCAACAGCCTTAATATCAACACAATGGATCATTCGCTACGCATTTTGGACCGTATTAACAATCTTGGGTTGCGTGTGCTTTTTATACCTGGCAATCATGATTTATATCATAAAGATAGACGTACTGTAACAAGTATCAAATATATTGAAAAGTTTAAGAATATTGAACTGGTCATGAACCAATATACCGAAGGCGATGTTACTTTTGTGCCATGGTTAATTGGCGAAGAACATAAAAATATGAATAAAATCAAGTCACGATATGTGATGGGTCACTTTGAATTACCACAATTTATGATGAACGCAATGGTAGAAATGCCTGACCATGGCGGATTGCGTGGCGAAGAGTTTGGCAATGTTGGAACGGTTTTTACAGGACATTTTCACAAACGGCAGCGTAAGGGCAACATACATTATATTGGCAACGCCTTTCCTCATAATTATGCTGATGCTTGGGATGATGCTCGTGGTGCAATGATTCTATCATGGGGTGCGGAACCTGTTTATCATGATTGGAGCGAGGCTCCACGTTATCGTGTGCTTACACTATCACAGCTAATTGATGAAGCTGATGTGCATCTTAATGACAAAACATATGCACGTGTAAACATTGATATTAACATTTCGTATGAAGAAGCTACATTTATTAAAGAAGAAATGATTAAAACATTTGCTGTTCGTGATTTAAGTCTTATACAACAACGTGGTGAAGTGCTGCGTGAAGATACGCTAGGTGATGTAAAGTTTGAGTCAGTGGACCAAATTGTGTTAAATCAAATACAAAACCTTGATACACAACATTATGACACCAAGTTGTTGATGGAAATTTACAATAGCCTTTAATTATGATATGGTAGAAAAATGCTGAAATTAAAAAAGTCTTACTGCTAAAAATTTTATGAGCGTGGGTAATGCAACTCAGGCTGTACACTTTGACCGTAGAGACCTAACTCTTGTACTCGGAGAGAACTTGGATTTAGGAGGTGATGATACTGGAGCACGTAATGGAACAGGTAAGACAACCATTATTAATGCTTTGAGTTATGGTCTCTACGGGCAAGCCCTTACCAACATCAAGAAAGACAACTTAATCAATAAAACCAATGCCAAAAACATGGTTGTGACAGTTGATTTTGAAGTTGGTGGTCGAGATTATCGTATTGAACGTGGTCGTAAACCTACATTTACAAAACTGTATATTGATGGCAATGAACAAACTGATTATGTAGATGATAGCCAAGGCGACAGCCGTGAAACACAGGCTGATATTGAACGTCTACTTGGTATGACTCATGATATGTTCAAACATGTTGTGGCTCTTAACACTTATACAGAACCATTCTTGGCTATGAGAGCCAATGATCAGCGTCAAATCATTGAGCAGTTGCTTGGTGTTACTATCTTAAGTGAAAAGGCTGAACAGCTTAAAAGCCAAATTAAATCTACTAAAGATGCAATTACAGAAGAAAAGATACGTATAAAAGCACAACAAGATGCTAATTTGCGTATAGCAGAACAAATTGAAAACTTAAAAAAACGTCAAAAACTTTGGAAAACAAAGCATGATGAAGATTGTAATAAGATTGAACGCAATCTTATATCGCTAAGTGAGATTGACATTGATGCTGAAATTGCTAATCATCGACTGCAAGAACAATATATTGCTTTTAAGAAATTAGAAGATCAATTAAAAGGCATAGTAACTCGTCAAAAACTGTGGGAAAAGAAACAACTTGATGATTGTGATGCAATAAGACTCAACATTGCTGAACTTTCTACTATTGATATTGATGGTGAAATTGCTATTCATCGTGATATTGCCGAATATGATGCCAAAGTAAAACGCCGTGATGAAGCAAAACGTTGGATTGCTAGTATTGATGCTGCTAATGCAAAAGAAGAAAAAACACAAGCTAAGTTAAAGAGTGAGATTGAAGACCTAAAAAATCACAAATGTTATGCTTGTGGTAGCGAACTACATGATGATAATCAAGCAGATATTTTACAAGCAAAAGAAACAGCATTGCGTGAAAGCGCAATGCAAATCATTGCAAATGAAGGTCAGCGCATGGACCATCATGATACTCTTGCAGATATCGGTGAATTAACCGCACCACCAAAACCATATTACAAAACACTTGAAGCAGCACTAAATCATCGCAATACTCTTGAGAATATGAATACTACTCTTGAAAGTCGTATGCTTGAGACCAGTCCATTTGCTGAACAAATTACAGAACTTGCTACTGAATTGGGCGCTAAAGAGTATATTGATGAAAGTCAAATCGGTAAATTTCACTATGACACTATCGAAGATGCGCTTAATCACCGTAGTACTTTAGAGCAACTAGCAAGTGCACTGCTTGACAAACAAGGTGAAACCGATCCATATGCTGACCAAATTAGTGATATGGAAACAAATGCTGTTATTGAAATTACATGGGATACGATTAATAATCTTACACAAATGCAAGAGCATCAAGAGTTTCTGCTTAAAATGCTTGTAAGTAAAGATAGTTTTGTGCGAAAGCGGATTATTGACCAGAACCTTGCTTATCTTAATAGTCGCCTTGGTAGTTACTTGAGTGCTATTGGATTGCCGCATGAAGTTAGGTTTATCAATGATCTAAGTGTAGAAATCACTGAACTTGGTCGTGACCTTGACTTTGATAATCTATCTCGTGGTGAACGCAATCGTCTTATACTTTCGCTAAGTTGGGCTTTCCGTGATGTATGGGAAAACCTATATCAACATATCAATCTGCTGTTTATTGATGAATTAATTGATAGTGGCATGGATGCTAGTGGGGTTGAAAACAGTTTGGCTATCCTTAAACGTATGACACGTGAACGTGGTAAGAGTATTTTCCTAGTATCACATCGTGAAGAATTAAGTGGTCGTGTTAATAACATTCTTACTGTAACAAAAGAAAATGGTTTTACTAGCTATGGCAGTGATATAACTACAGTATGAGTTTTGATATATCAAATGTAAAAGTATTGCATTTAGAACCAACTAGCGTATGTAATGCCGCTTGTCCACAATGCGCTAGATATACTAATGATGGTTTTAGTATTAACCCATTAATAGAAATAAAAGACTTAGCTTTAAACACGCTTGTATCAAAACTTGATATAGATTTTATCAGACAACTAGATAAAATGTTTATGTGTGGCACGTATGGCGAACCAGCTGCACATAAGCAAACGCTAGAAATTTATAGTTACTTTCGTAATATTAATCCAAATATTACATTGGGAATGAATACAAACGGCAGCCTAAGACCGCATATGTTCTGGAGTGAATTAGGTAAAATTTTAAATCGTGAGCGTGATTATTGTGTTTTTAGCATTGATGGTTTAGCTGACACTAATCATATTTACCGCCGTAATACCAATTTTAATAAGATAATGGAAAACTGTCGTGCATTTATTGATGCTGGTGGACGTGCGCACTGGGATATGTTAGTGTTCAAACACAATGAACACCAAGTAGATGAGTGCATGCAATTAGCCAAAGATATGGGATTTGTAGCCTTTCGTGCTAAAGTCAGTAAACGTTTTACTCAACGCCCAATTACTGGTCTAGAACCACCAGAAATATATCAACCAGACCTACAATATGGTAGTGTGAGTTGCCATGCGCTTAATGAAAATAGCTTATATATGAATTATCTTGGTGAATTTAAACCTTGTTGTTGGCTTGGTGACGAGAAATATAGTGTTAATGATTTTAACAGTATAATTAATAATTGGACACCAACCTGCGTAAAAACATGCTCAACAGTTAAAGATCGCAGTAATTTTGGTAAACAATGGTTTAGAGAAGAATATTTTGTATGACAAGTAAAAGTAAAAACAAAGGCAATAGTTGGGAACGTGATGTTGCCAAACACCTTACAGAATTATATGGCGAGCCGTTTATTCGTGTTCCAAATAGCGGTGCATATATTGGCGGTGCTAATACAAAACGCAAAGAATTGTTGCATGAAGGACAGATTCGTAGTTTTAAAGGCGATATCATACCTGGTCAAAGTTTTCCAAAGTTTAACTGCGAATGTAAAAGTTATGCTGACTTTCCGTTTCACCAACTGTTTAACGGTGAATGTAAACAACTTAATGTATGGCTTGATCAGTTAATGGAAGTTGCTGATGATACAGATTTTAATATTCTTATTATGAAATTTAATCGTAAAGGCAAATTTATTGCTATAGAGTTTGACCAATACTATGATGTTCCACTATTTGTAGAATATCATATGCTTTATCAATATAAAGATGTTCGTTGGGCAATTATGGATTATGATCGTTTCTGGTCCCTTAATAAAGATTTTGTAGCACTTGCTTGTGCGTAATAAATAATTTTGTAACGCCGCAGTGTGGCGTCAGCAAGTAAAACGACGCAAGGGATAGTGATCCTTTTATCTGGTTAGAGCCAAGAGACGCCGTGCTGTATGCAGGTAACTGCTAACATAAATTGACTTTTTTACAAGTTTATTATAGAGTTAGTAATGTTTGAGCCTGCAAGTTTACCTGACCATGCACATAATCTAGGTTTTTGGTTTGTTGATAACAATATCTTCTTCAACAAAACTAAAGCAATTTATCATGCAACTATTAAAAATAGTCGTGATGTAAGATATTACTATCATGACCATGTTTACAAAAAGCACGACTGGACAGCAGAACCTGTTGAAACTTTAGAAGAAATCTATATTAAACGTGCAAAACAACTGCGACAAAAGTATGATTATCTAGTTTTATTATATAGCGGCGGCAGTGATAGCAGCAATGCATTAAAATCTTTTATTAATAATGGTGTTAAGCTAGATGAAGTTACCTATTGGTATAGCAGCCATGATGAAGATAATAATGTGCAAAACTTTGAAATAATGTATGCTGGCAGTGAAATATTACAGCGACTTATAGATATGGGCATTGAAGTAAGTCGTATTGATGATGCCAAGTATCTAAAGAATCATACTTTAAAAAAATATGAGTGGATATTAGAAAGCGATCCAACAACTATTATCAGTGTAACTCATCGACCTGAAACCATTTACAATAACCCTAAGTGGTTAGAGTTAGTCAACAGTGGAAAAAGCGTAGGCGTTATTATTGGATATGAAAAACCACGTGTATTCTTTGATGGAGAAAATTGGTATAGCGCATTTATGGATGGATTAGGTTATAATTATGAAAAATATCACCTTAACACCACAGTTATTAAATTAGAACCATTTTATACTAGTCCAGATTGTCCACAAATTTCAATTAAACAAGCACATGTTGTAAAAAATTATATAGAAAAAAATTATACGGTTGACCAATACACACAATGGTTTACCCACAAAGCAGAATTTAAAAAAGATTTATACTATTCGATAGTGCGTAATAACATATATCCGTATTGGAATGATAGTACTTTTACAATTGGCAAGCAAAATAGTGTTGTATACTGTAAAAAATGCGAATGGATATGGAGCAGCAATACTGAATTATCACAAAATTTCTTTAGCGGATTAGATTGGGTTAACGAAAAAGTTGATCCGTATTTCTTAAATGATGCCAATGTTTATAATGGTATTAAAGGTGTTTGGAGTCCTTGGTATAAGTTAAATGATTGATATTACTTTATATTCTGCGTTAGGTTGTGTTGTTGGTATATTTGTTGGACTATTACCTGGTCTAACAAACAGCATTGCTATGGTATTAATGTATCCATTCTTCATGCACACACCACCGCAAGATACAGTTGCATTTTATATCTGTATGATTACTCTTACACAATATCATGGTGGTTTAGGCAGCACACTGCTAGGAATACCAACAGAAAGTAGTTGTTTACCCAGTGTAAAAGAAGGTTTTGCCGCAGCCATGGATGGTCGTGCAAGCACAGCATTAAGCGGTGCGGCTATTGGCAGTTTTAGTGGCAGTTTTATATCTTTAGTTTTGGGACTGTTGGTTTTCTTTTTAGGCAATTCTTACTTTATACTTTATAATTATACCCTACAAAGTATAACTCTAACCATAGTGTTACTAGTAGCGGCATTTACTGGTCGCAATAAAGTAATAGTATCATTTGCTATACTAGGATTTGGATATTTTTTAGGAAAAATAGGAACAAATGGTATAACAGGAAACCAATTTTTTACATTTGGTAATCCTTATCTAGTTGGTGGTATACCAGATATGCCTGTAATGGTTATGCTTTATAGTTTGCCTATTGTAATGTCATTGCAGCACAATGAAATAAAACTTGTTCGTATTACTAAAACCATTTATGAATTTGTAGCACCGATAGGAACTATACTACGCAGCGGTATTATTGGATTTGTTTGCGGATTTATACCTATGATGGGCATAGTTTTCTCTTCAAATATTGCATACAGTGTAGAAAAATGGTTTAATCGTGTAGACTATAACACACGTGGCGATATTCGTTGTTTAGTTGCAAGTGATACTGGACACAACAGCGGCATAATTGCTTCGCTTATACCGCTATTTTGTTTTGCAATACCTATCGTGCCAAGCGAATATATTCTATATGAACTTACTACAGCCAATGGTCTAAGTTATAATATTGAATGGCTGACACACAATTATTGGTGGTTATTTTGTGCTTTTATATGTGCAAACATAGTAGGACTTATAACAACTTGGCCCATGGCTCGTTACTTTGTTAATTTTATGGCATCAAATATGCAGCACTTTAAAGTTACTTGCATAACATTATTGCTATTTGTTATGATGCAAGTTGGAATTAATAATGGACAACTGTATTATTTTGTTGTATTATCGTTAATATTTTTACCGATAGGTTGGATGTTGCGCAAATATGACACTTCTCCGCTACTTGTTGGTTTTATATTAAGCCAACAATTTGATAATGTAATACAAATAACTTATAATTTACATACTTAAAGGATATAAAATGATTAAGAAATTAGTTACAACCATCGCAGCACTAACTTTAACAACTGCTGCTTATGCATTTGATATTACTATTGGTGGACCGCCAGGCGGCACAAGCCAACGAGTAAGTGAAGTAATTTCCGTTGCACTTAAACATGAACACGTAGATGTTAATGTCAATTATACAGCGGGTTGTCCAGTTGTAAAGAGTAATATTGAAAATGGACAAAAAACAGTTTATTTAACAACAGCATATGTTATGAGTATGCCAGAGTGTTCACTGCAATTTAACAAAGATGTTGTTTTATTAGATGAACTATATGTATATACAAATGCACTATGTCATCGTAAAGAACGCTATGATCTGCGTTTAGAAAACTTTCTTGAGCCAGAATTACGCAAAGTAATTGCTAGTAATATCTTTGGTGAAGCATCATTAAAGAAAGTAGTTCAAAAACTAGGAATCGAGAAGAACAGCAAAATTGTTGTAGTAGGCAATAGTGGAAAAGTTCGACAAGCTATATTATCAACCGAGTTTGATTATGCGCTGGTTGACGCAATTTGGGCAAGTCAAAACACAGATAAGGTAAGTTGTATCTTTGTTGGCAGCGATGATAACGTAATGTTTGAAGATAAAACTGTGCCAAGTATACAAAAATTTATCAAGAAGAAAACTAATAATGATGTTGGTCCACTTTTTCAAGATGTATTTGTGTTAATTGGTTCGGGATTAAACGATGAAGAAAAATTAAAAATTAAAAAAGAATTAGCTATCGTAAGAAAAAGCAACGAATGGCAACTATATATAAACCAATTTGGTAATAGTTCAACTACACTAGAACAAAACAAATACAATAAAATTATAGAGATATTAAAAGGAAACTAACATGGATCAACACTCATATTATGTAGAAAATCAACTTATCTATAAAATTTTCAATGAACTTCCACGCATTCCAGAAGATATGTTACAACATGCGCTAGATCATGCAAATGAAGAACAATATGACTATTATGAAAAGAATGTTGGTCGTAAGAGTAATCCACGAACCAAAGATGGCGTTGAACTAGGTAATAAGAGATTTCCACGTAGCGGTGTCCCAGAAGAATTAGCAAATTGGGTGAGAGAACATATCTCACCCAATATTAACGAAATTGGTATGGCAAAGGCGTATGCAGATGAACATGTTGATGCAGTTGGACCGCATACTGATCGCAGTCGTGATTATACCATGCTATATTTGTTAAGTGGCGGCGGTGAAGATCATCAAACTGTATTTTATGATACAGTAGAACAAATAGAAATAACACGTAAGATGAATTTCGATTATAATACTATTAAGGAAATATGCAGAGTGCAGGTGCCATTAAAGACATGGACACTGCTATATGCACAATTACCACATAGTGTAGAAAATATACCTGGCGAACGTTTGGCAATTCAATTAGGCTGGCAAGAAGAACCGATCATAAAATAATTTTCAGGCTCACACGATGACTATATAATATAAAACACGGCACATCAGGCTCGTAGGCTCATTAGGCAGCATATCCACAAATAGGAATAAACTGAAGGTTGTCAGCACCCCGACATTGCTGTAATGGAATCGTTTGGCCAAACGTTAGGCTAAATGATTGAGGCTCTGAGAAAAAGCAACCTCTACTATTATGTGTTCGTTAGCAAGGGTACATAGTGGTTCCGTTGGAAAAATCTACAGGAAGTGATGGGGTACAGGCTAACCGCCCCACTTGGTTTCAAGTTCCGTTTGCTAATGTCCTTATGATAGCTCAAATGAAGCTGTTTGGATATGGATTTCCTGCTTAAGGAAATCTATGTCCAAAATCCAGTCTAAATGAAACTA